AGGCTTGTCCACGTTCTGCGTATTTAAAATCGCATCAATATCACGCACCCCAATCGCTTGGTACATGCGGCGATATGCCTCATACATGTTATGCATCTGCGGATTGCTCTGCGCCAACTGTAGTTGCGTCTGTGCCATCGTAATGCGCTGGGCTACAGAGAAGATGTTGGGGTCAGACACCGGCAAGACATCAATGCGGTCATCAAAGTCTGTGCGCTTGACTGACCTTGTCTCACCCGGCACGTCATACGGATACTCATCAGGCAGATACTCGCCGAAGCCCTTGGCAAGCAAATTAAACTCAATCCGCTGCGAATAATGCAACCGCTTGTGGATTGCAGACATCACCTGTCCGCCCTTTTCCAACAACGCAATCGTTGTACCTACCGCTGCATTCTGATTGCTGTCTCCTACCTGCATGTCCGTGACACTGGCCAACCTGCGGCCTGCATCTGCACAAAAACCAAGCAACGCAAACAATGTCTGGCTCGGCTCCTTGTACGGCAGTGGCATCAGCGTCTGACTAAGTTCCACACCGCCCGCATCAATGTCTCTAAACTCACCCGGCTGCAACGGCACATCATCATTCATAATGCGCGCGCCCTTGGCCTTAAAGCCTGCCGGCAGATTCACAAGCGTTCCTGCATCTAACAACTGACGCAGTGCAGAAGTTGCCGCTTGACTCAAGCCACCCACCAAATGCAAGAAGCCCAAACCATACGCACCCAAGCCCTGCACCAACATATAGTGCACGTAGTATTGCTTACGGCGGAACAACAAATCACTCTCATTCCAGTTGCGACGCACACCTACCGTTGATCCCGACGTCCTGTCTATCGTGATGATGTACGGCAAGCGCAAACCCGTTGGCTCATCGTCCTCATCCGTGTGCTCAAAGCCCTGCAGATCATAGTCAATCTGGAACTCCAGCAACTCCATTTCCTCATCGTCCGTATTGGGCGTGATCTTTGTGATGCGGTCTGTTTCTTTCTGGATGATGTTGTTGCCAACATCTGACGTGCTACGCTCTTCTGCAGTGTCCAAGTACTGACCACGCAGCACCGCCTTGCGGTAATCATTCACCGACATCGGCACCACATGCGTGATCCGCGGGCACTCACTCATCACACTCGATCCGTTGTACGGGATATACAAGTTGTCAGGCAAGATCAACTTGCTCACCATCCGGTCACGATCTTCGTCGTAGTACACCTTCTTAAACGCCGAGCCACCATAACCTACATAAAACAACAACTGATCAAAGTCCGGTGTGTACTCTTCCATCACCGATGTGATCTGGTAGTTCATGAAGTCACGCACGCGGTCCGCTTGCATCAACTTCTCTCGTGTCTCTTTCCCCAGTACGCGCGTGCGCACGGGCCCGTCCGCGGGCATCAATTCCTTAAGCGCCTGCGCTTGAAACTGCACAATCGCTTCTGTCAACAAAGGATGTGTCGTAGCTGCAGCACCCTTAAAAGGACGTGTGCGCTCATCAAAGGTAAAGCCAAGCAGCTTCAAGCCTTTGCCATACTGCTCTTCCCAATCTTTACGTGAGCCCTGATCCGCCTCAAACAAAGGCATCAACTCAGAACTGATCTGCTGCAAGACACTCGAATCAAGGACCTCGGCCAGATTTGCCCCAAAGGGCACTTCGTCTTCTTCCGCACCTAGCGTTACATCAACGCTTCCGGTTTCTGGATCAAGCACAATCTCTATGTCAGGCATGTCCTCTACCATCATGCTCTCAACTTCAACATCTATGTTGCCAGCAGGCAGGTCGTTGTTCTTTTCTATAGGCATGTTATTCCTTACATGTATCTGCGGTTATTGTCGGGTTGGCGCTCGATCATACCGCCAAGGGCCTTCTCTGTGGGGGGCTGGAACAAATTCATTTGAATTGTGCGCGCTGCATTATTAGGCATTTCGCTGGCTTTTTTAACTAAAGCAGGGTATTCGTCCTGATCTGCAAAATAAGAATTACCGTTGACTTTTAAAAACCTGTTTAACAAATTATCATCAAGAACAATTCCGTTAATTTTGTGCGTGGTAGATTTTATGTCTCTCATATCTACCATCCTAATGTCCCTTTGATTGTGTACACTTTGCAAGTTAGGGCCCTGACGTTTAACAAAGTCTTGAATTTCTTTAAGGTAAGGAGATTTTTTTAAATCAGCGTTGTTAAACTGGCCTTTAATTTCCGTGATGCTTTTTGTATTCTGATTTTGTTTTACAAAGTCTTGGTACTCAGGCATGGTTTTAATGTACTCCTCTGCCCGTTTTGATGTAAGTGTTCTATCCCTTGTCAGCGCGTCAATTTCTGGCAAGTGTGGATTAGCTAGAATAAATTCACGAACACTTATTGGGGGACTATTGACTGTAAGCTGAACACGGGGCTCAAACTTTTTGTCAAGCAGAATGTTTAGTCGGTTTTCGCCAGAGCCAAAGTCTAAAGCATACGTGCTCTTGTCCGTACACCAACCACCGGCACAGCCAATGTCTTTTACCATTTCTTCGTGCTTTGCGTTATCTGCCAAATCACCGGGGCTAATCCATTTGCTGCCGTTGTCATAGCTGTGGCTCACAATCTGTGGGTCCTTGGAAATAGCAACGCCGGCCAATTCACCACGTTTTTCAATAACCCATTCTTGTTTTCTAGCTACGCGATTAGACGCTTGCGCAGGAGTCAATCCCTTTAAGGTATCTTCAGTCAAGATGTAATCTTTAGGCATTGGCACTTGTTCGCCATACGCCTTAAAAACTGTTTCCTTAAACATATTGTCCATCTCGTCGGCTAAAAGTTCAAGTTTTAAGTTTTCATCTACATAACTACCCATTTCGCTTAAACGCATTTCAGGGTTGGCACCCATAAATTGTTTCATGTTTGGCGGAACGTATTTTTCTGATACGTCTTGCAACTGAAGTGGGTAAATAGAAGAATCAATTATGGCTTCTGCTTCCTGCCCTTTTGCTGTTTTTGCAAAACCAGCTTTTGGAAATCCTTCAAGTTCACGTCCAGTTCCAATAGTATTTGGATTTAAAAGATAAGGGTTGTTTTCTAAAAATCTAGGAGACGTAAAATGCATTTTTAAACCTTTATCCGCGGCCTGAACCATTTGATCTTGCTCTGTTCCAAAATCACGGCGCAAATACGCACCTACTTTGGTCCTAAACCAGTTTGCCAATGCAGGGTTATCCGTTCTAAGATTTGCTCCAGTGTCTACTGTGCGGGCCACCCTGTCTGCATAAGCATCCGCCTCATTCATTTCTGGAACAATTTGTCCAGAAACGGTTGTTCTTTCCGGTGTCATAATAAACGGTGTGCTTCGGTTGCGAATTGCATACGAAGCACCGGGGGCTGGTAGGTTTCTGTTGTACTGTTGGAAATCACGCGCTGCTTCGCCCGCTTTTTCCGCTACAGCACCCGCTGCTTTCACGCCAGAACGTGTAACGCCTGCCGGATTAACAAGGTTACTACCTAGATCACCCGCACCGTAGAACGCAGCTAATGTGGGATCCGTAGATGGGGTAAACCCTAGGCCCTTGCTGCGTAGTCCTTCTTTGATGTACTCACTGCCCATGAACGGCTTCTCAACACCACCACCATATACATTGGCAATCATGTTGGAAATATCCATCGGTGCACCCAAAATATTCTGCGGTACGTTGGTCATGCCTTTAAGGAACTCTACATAGCCTTCGCCAGACTTTAATGCCTGAGAAACAGGGCCTGCCTTGCGACCAATACCGGACTTCTGTGCAATAAATGCAGGAGTGCTGGCCGCTTCGCGCTCGGCTGCTTCACGTGCAGTCAAGGCTTCTATCTGTTGCATAGTCAGACGCGGTGCTACTTCGCCCTCTTCAGGACTGCCGTCTGCACGCCGGACAGGCTTCTTGTACGGATAAAAATTATCACCTAACAAGTTCTTGTGCAAGAACTGCGTAACGGGGTTATCCCTGTACACATATGCAGGTTGAGGCGTGCTGGGCGGTAGATCACGTGCATCTAATCGTGTTTGACGTGGACCAGTCAACGCATCAAAAACAGACATCACTCGTGGATTTGGAAACAACTTTTTCATTTCCGGATCACGCGTTAAGGACTTTCCTGTAATCTGCTCTAACGCAGATAAAGTTGCCATCTGCTCATCAAACAAGGCTGAAGTATCTCCTTGCTGTTTTTTTACAGACGCTAGTGTTTCTTGTTGAAAGTAAGCATTGTTTAAAGGACGACCAAAGAATTGCTCTAGCTTTTCACGGTTATCCGCCATGTTTTGTGTAAACTGCGACATGGGCCGCCAATCACCCAGCATGTAATACGCTTTGTAATTGTTGTCCACCATTTTTATTTTTGGACGACCAAGCGGATCACCGCCCCTAAAGCCAAGGCTGTGCTCCAACTCATGCAACTTGGTCTCTTCATCTCTTTGTGGAGATAATTTTCTTTGAATATTTAAAACATCTGGAGCATCTGAACTAACATGCCCCAATGTACCGCCCCCTTCAGGGAAATACAAAATCTTTGCGCCCGGATTCAATGCCTTTATGTAAGCGTCTAATTCCTTTGCACTGCGAGTAGCAGGAGGTGGGGGAGGCACGGGCAAACTTCCATATTTTGGTTGTTGTTGCGTAGAGAATTTTATCTCTTGGCCCTCCATGTCCACTTCACCGCCGTCCGCGTAGCTCGTAGGATCGTACTCAACATCACCAATGTAACGATCTGGGCGTGAACCCATCTTGTTCATTTCTAAAATATTCTTTGGATCAACACCCAACTGCTGCATCGATACCTCAAGCGGCGTTGCTTTAAGCTCGTCCGGCGTCAAGTTACTCCGCACACGGGCCAACTCCGCCTGCACTTCGCCCGGCATATGACGATACAAGGTCTCACCAACGTACCTGTCAGGGTCTCCCACCGCATATCTCATGTACTTGTCGGCCTGCAAACGCATCGATAGATTGTCCGCAACGCTTCCAATGTTTGGATACGCTCTTTCCATCTCTCGAATAACGTTAGCATTGACCGTAGGATCAGGGTTGTACTTACCTTGACGTGCTTGCACGTAAGCAATAAACGCTCCGGGGTTTGCACCTTCTGTAAAGCCCTCTGCCGACTGGATTGCATGCTGGCCTTCGTGCAACACAGTTCCCCGGACCATGCTCCTCGCATCATCTTCAGGCAAATCACGTATCCGACCACTGATCT